ATCCTTGTGTTTTATCCTCTGAAAGTTTCTGAAAAACAATTTGTCCATCATTGCTTTGATTAGGAACAAATATGTGAGTTTCTATTGTGAATGATTTATCGGCTGGTGGATTTAAGATTGGTTGTCCGGTATCATTCTTTGAAATATCTGGAAATAACCATCCTGCAGAATCTCTTACTTCTATGAATGTCCCAAGGTTTGCCGGGTATCCATTAAGCGGATTTTCTCCGACCTGCGTACCTGAAAAATGAAGTTGACCAGAAAACTTTGGAAATTGATCATAGATCCATTTTTCATATCCCGTTAACTTTTCAAAATATCTTTCTACATCTGCCCTTGTTCCATCAAAAGGAAATCCATTAATAATTTGATCAAAAGCTATATTTGTTTTTACTTCAGCTGATTGAAAGAAAGTGTGATTTTCAAATTTTGACCAATCTACGTTTAATTGTTGTGTATTCTTTAGAGGATAGTTTAAAGGATCATACCAAAACGAAGAAGTGCTTTGAATATTTGTATTTATCAGATCACGAAACGTTAACTGAACAGGCCTTGTTTCAGTCATCGCTGCTTTGATAAAAGATGGTGCCTGTATGTAGTTCTTTTTTGTGATCATAACAATTCAAACCTAGATTTTATTTACCCTAAATACTTGTGATGCATTCAAGTATTTTTGTTGTTCACTTCCAACGACTATCATTATATCAACTACGTATGATCGTAATGGTGTAAGTGCAGATGTGTTCACATTAAAATACATACCATAAGAATCACTACTCAATTTAGTTGAATTACTTTGGGTATCAAAGGGAATGACATACTCATTTGTAACTGAATTTCTTATTGCATAATAAGAATTTCTAAGAACAACACCAGGTAATTCTACCGGAAGTCTTTTTGCCTTTATTATTGGATCGTTTGAATCAAATATGTTTACCCTGAATGTTGCTTCTTCATCTTCAGAATAATCAGCCCTTGTTCCTAAAACTGAAATCGTGTATTTTCTTGTGTTCAAGATACGATTTGTTCTTTGAGGTGGATGTGCAACAACCTTAGACCCGGTCACATAAGTAACTGTTTTATCTAGTGAACCCCAAACTGGGGTAAATTCAACTGAACCAGTTTGATCTAATGAAGCTTTTATATTTACATTGCTGATTGGTAGGCTTACCGGTGCTGAGTAAATTCCTGAAACTTGATTATCTCCAAGTAGATATTGTGATCCTGTAAAGAATAAAGAATAATTTCCAACGCCAGATGCTTCCGTCTTTAGTTCTAACAATAGACAGTTTGATCCAGTGACTTCAGAACTAGCTGATAATAAATTTGTGAGTTGATTATGGACGTAATTATAAAGAAATAAATTAGAGCCAACTGGTGAGTCCAGGTATAGATTTGACGTATCATCCTGAATTGAGTCATCAAATTTTACAACAATCTTTGGATGCTTACTTTCATCATAAGCATGTCTAGATGCAAATCTTTTTACAAAATAAGAATTTTTATTTGATTCTATTGGATTAGAAAACGATACTCTGAAGCCAGAATCAGGTAGTTCTCCTTTCAACGTAGCAGAAAGAATTTTTGTAACATCTACTGATAAATTCTCTTCTCCTGTTACAAAAGTTTGAGAAACCTTGGTTGCTGGTATCGACACAGAGCTTGTGATGTAATCACATATTTCCGTAGCACCCCCACCTTTACTACAACCTTTATTGATCCATACAGACGTTGTTGATGCTGAGATAAAATTTGCCACGTCTTGATCTACGTAATAAGCAGAATCTTTTCCATTTCCTTCATCAAATGAAGCAGAAAGTGGAAAAACATCAAGCGTAAAATTATTTGGTGTTGTTTGACCGCCGTATACATCTCTCAAAATAAGTTCACATTTAAAACTTGGATGTGATATGTCAATTTTATTTTGATTGTATAACTCCGCCAGTGGTTCTATATTAAAGTGTAACAACGCTCTTGTAAGCTCGGTTTGTGGATACAAATTTGTTCCGCTTGTCAAAATCGTCAAACCATATAATTTGAAAAAATCAATCGTTCCTGCAATACCTACGTTTCCACTAACTGCAGGAATTCCTCCAACATACTTGTTAGTAATATAGGTATCTTTATCTGCTTTTAGTACTCGATACATTAAGTTACCACCTTCACTATGATATCATCTACTGGATAGCGTATTTCAAATATTCCTCCAACTGGTGGGAATATCATTTGACGTTTTGTATTTCCTTTTACGTCAAAAGAAATATCGCTATAAACTCTATTATCGACTATGCCAGATACGTTATTGAAATTCACTGAATCAACTGCCACGATTCCTTGGGTTGAATAAATTGTATTCACAACATCTGAAATTATGATTGATTGATCAATGTACATCTTACTAACTTCAAATTGCTTTTGTAACTTAGTTAGAACAGTAGACAATACAGTCGTTCTATTCAGTGAAGGATCTATAACAACAGTAAATCTTAATTGTAAATCAATTACTTGCGCATCAAGAATATCAATTGCGTCAGATATCATTCTATAAGCATTTAAGTACTTTCTTAAATTTACTTTTAAACTATCAGGAGACATTATCAATCTTTGGTTATTGTCTCTGGAGATAATAAAAAGTTGAGAAGAAAGAGGATTATTGGGATTAGGTGCGACAGATGCTCTAAATACCCTTCCAAGGTTGGAAGGCATAGTATAAACCCTCGCCAATAAATCTTGTTTTGTAACAATTCTTTCTTGTGCATTTTTTACTGAAGGTATCAATGCAATCAATTCTCTTGGGGTTAAAGCATCTTCCCCACCTGAAGCAGCATTGACATTTCCAACCTCAAGTGTATTTCTAACTTTAACAGCATCTGAATTGGGAGGATTCATTGGAAATACAATTTTCAATGTTGTAATTCCTGTCAACGAGTTTGGCTCTACGTTGTGACTTAGTCCTCCGCCGTACCTGTAAATAATTGTTAAATTTGTATCGACGCCAGTTACGCCGAGAGTGTTTGTTGTCAACAATTTTTCAGGATTAAGAGCAGTTCTTTTTATTGTTTTTGAATAAGGTAACGGTAAAGCAAATTCTGACGGATCAGGTATTATATCATCATCTAATGTTGAAGCTGATCCTCCTCCCAACACTATTGTTGATTTTCTGGTCGCTAAATCTGTAATTTTTACGAATCTATATGGAGCAGGAATGATTCTCAAACCATCTTTTACAAGTTCACTATCTGATGATGAATTTAGTACATTTTTATACACAACATCATGTGATAGTGAACCTACTTCGTAATAAGTGTTGCCGAGATCGTCATATACTTTAACAATTTCAGTAACGTTTGGTTGCGATAACATTATTCTTCTGAATGGGGTAAATGAACCAATTGTAAAAGTTTCTTGAGTCTCTCTTCCAGATACACAAAGTCCTTCAAGTGTTAGGTAATAACTGACTATATCTCCATTTGGTCTTCTTCTACCTATTCTCTTTTTTACAAGTGGATTGATGTCATAGTTACCGTCTTCATCAGGATCCACAAGGAAACTTATATCCTCTATCAAAGTAAAAGGTATCCCGCTGTCACTAGTGAATATTGTTCCTTCTTTAATGATTGGTAAAAGTGATATGTTGGGTTCGTCATCATTAGCAGAAACAGTTGGTACTTCTATATACGCAGTAACTTGTACGGTTGCTGGAGAAGATCCATTTATTTCAACTCCTGAATTTCTGAGTGCTCTTTGTAAGCTGACTGTTTCTACTGCTGTTTCAGGATTCAATTCTCCATACAAATGATCTAAATAGAATGAAAGATTATCACCAACATATGCTGCCATGTCAAGGAATAAACCTCCGACAGAAGCCTCAGAAAAATCTTGTATTCTATCAGGATAGTATTGCCTTGCATAATCCAACAAGGTTGATCTAAACCCGTCAAAATCTCTTGACAAATATCTTCTTTGTCTTACTTCTTTTGTTATCTTTTTAGGATCTGTAGCCATTTTATGGATTTCCGTTACAATACATATAGATTTACACGTAGTTTGCGCTCAGGTATGTTTATGGTTGATATATTATAAGATATTTGAACCTTTATTATTGCAGTTGATTGCTTTCTTTCATTTCGTTCGTACTCAGAAGTATAATCTATCAAATTTACGAACGGCATCCATAAATTAACAGCAGATTTTATTCTAACAACTGCCTCAGAATCAAATTCTTCCTGATTTGCATATTCAGTTGTTAGCGGTCTTAGATTAGCACCAAAATAATACTGTCCTACTCTTTCACCCCAGTTGGTTAGTATGAGATTTCTCAAGTTATCGTGCAGGGTATCTGCAAGATTGGTATACATCTCGAATATACCATGCCTTTTTCCTATTTTTAATGGTGTCTTTATTCCAATCGGGGTAACGCTAGGAAGCTGTATGCTATCTAGGGTTTTTTGTCCGGTAACACCAACGCTCTTAAAGTTGAT